GATCCAAAAGTGTTATTACAAATCGTTAGTCAGATTAATGATGACGATGAACCGGTATCTGTGGAGAAAGCAACAAAAAACTCAAAATAGATCCGTATGTATGGACGTTACATTACATAGCATATGAAACAGGATATACTATGAAGCATATGATGGAAATGTCCGAGAGTGAGATTGCATACTGGGTCGCTTTTCTTCAAGATATCAACAAAAAACAAGCGGGTAAGAAATCTACTCCAAATATGCCAAGAGTAGGTAGAAGACGCTAAGTAGGAGTTTTATATGGCTAAGAATACATATCAATTAATATTCGAAGCAGTTGATAAGACCAGTAGTTCAGTTAGAAATATCGAAAAGAGCGTTGCATCTTTAGATAAGAAAACAAAGAACGCTAATTCTGCCTTAAAACGAATAGGGTCTATTGGCGGTAAAGTTGCTGGTGTATTAGGCAAACTTGCGATAGCAGGAACAGCCGCCGCTGGTGCATTTGCTTTCTTAGCCCAAAGAAACTTAGCGGCACTTGATGCTCTAGACAAGACAGCAGGCAAACTTGGTGTATCAACTAAGTTCTTAAGTGAATATGCAGAAGTTGCCAAAGAAGCAGGTCTTGAAACTACACAGTTCAACGTTGGTCTACAAAGATTTCTACGAAGATTAGGTGAAGCACAGCAAGGTGCAGGAACACTAGTCAAACCATTAAAAGAACTTGGTATCTCAGTAAAAGATGGTAATGGTAACTTCAGAGAAGGAACAGAAGTCTTCCAAGAATATATCAAAAGATTATCTGGTGTATCAAACGAAAGTGCTAAACTAAGATTAGCATTCGCGGCTTTTGATACAGAGGGTGTTGCGTTTGTTAACGTTGCTAACCTTGGATCAGAAGCAATCGAAAAGATTAGAGAAGATGCTGTAAGAGCCGGACTAAGTTTAGGTAAAGATTTAACTAAAGGTGCGGCAGATGCCCAAGATGCATTGAATAGATTATTGCGTAGAGCAAGAGGCTTTTCATTACAGTTCTTTGGATCATTAGCACCAGGCATAAAGTTACTTACAGATTCATTAACTGAAGCACTTGATGAAGCAATCGCTGGTGCAGGTGGTATGGAAGCATTCTCAAAAGATTGGCATTGGT